CGAACATGCGCGTCCACCTGCTCGACGATCTTGGCGGCCATACCCAGTTTGAGCAGGGCCGCGGTATCGTTCGGCATCAAATCGCCCGCGCGATCGAAATAGGCTCGCCGCAGCGTGCCGAGCATGTCGCGCAAGCCTCCTTCCTCTTCGTAGAATTCGCGCCAGCGATTGGCGCGGTGGATCGCATCCTCGCTCATTGGTCGAGCGCTCCGCCCGGTCGCATTGCCGCGATCGGGTTCTCCGGGACAGGGGCGGGTGAGGGGCCGCGCCGCCCGCGCGGCCGCCGCCGCCCGACTTGCTCGCTTTGAAAGCGCCGCTCGGCCAGGCCATATTCCAGCGCCATCCGCTCGCGTTCCAGCGCGGCCTCCGCGATTGCCTTGTCCCGCTCGAGCTGGAGCTTCGCGGCACCATGCTGCTGCCCCAATGCAAGCTCGGCTTCGGCCTTCTGCCGGTCGAGCATCAGCCGCTGTGCCGCCGCCTGTGCGTCCGCTTGCGCCTTGACCAGATCGGGGTGCGGCGGGGGAGGCGCGCTTCCCGCCGCCTGTCCCTCGGGGCTCATCGGATCGATGAAATAGTCGGTCGGGATGCCCAGGCCCGCATCGCGCACCATCGCCGCCAGGTTGCGGAATATGTTGCGCTTGCTCGCCAGCCCCACCGGCAGCGCCTCCTTCTGCATGTCCAGCATCTGCGCGCGATAGGCGAGCCGTTGGTCCTTGCGCCCCGATCCCAGCCCCACCCGCACATTGGCGGACAGGCCCGTCGGCCACGCCGTCGGATCGACCAGCCGCGCCTGTCCGTCGATCTTGACCGCGAACGGCTTGCCCACCGCCGCCATCAGCCGCAATTTCTTCGCGAACAGGCGCGCCAGCGCTTCCGCGAAGTTGCGCGCGACATATTCCTCCATCTGCTGGCCCTGCGCCTGCATCAGCGCGGTCCCCGTCGCGGTCTTGTTGAGCGCGTCCGCATCCAGCCCCTGGTTCAGCCGCGTGATGCCCGTCCGGCTCTCGCGCTCGCCGGTGATATATTCCAGCATCGTCATGCCCTTTTGCATGTCGAATGCCTCGTACAGGGGCTCGGGCTTGCTCGCCCCCTTACCCCGCACCAGCCCGCCCGGCCGCACCGTCAGCAGGTCGTCGATCGTGTCCTCGGTCATGCAGTCCTGCGGCACGTACATGCGCGGATTGTTGGTCAGATAGAGGCCGTTCAGCTGTTGCCGCAGGATCACCGATTTCACCCGCTGCAGGTCCATCACCTTGTCGGCCAGGCTATGCCCCACCAGCCGGTGCGCGCGCGGGAAGGGGCACCACACCACGAACGGCGCCTCGTCCACTTCCTCCGCATCCAGGATCACGTCGTCCACGCGGAAGACCTTGACCAGCTCGGCCACGCCGTCCCCGTCCAGGTCGATCCGCTTATATTCCTCGCGCAGCCACACCTGCTTGACGCCCGACGGCGCATATTGCGTCTCGTCCAGCCAGCGCACCGTGGCGCGGCTGTCTTGCGAGATCGTCATCGGGTCCGCCGGCAGGCTTTCGACCAGCTCCCGGTCGAACCCCATTTCGATCAGGTCGGACACGCTCTTGGCGGATCGATGGCACAGATAGTCCGCTTCGTCCTCATGCCGCGTCCGGCTGGCGAACAGGAATTCCTCGCTCGGTATCGGATAGCTGCTGTTGTTCGCGCGGTGGCTCCGCTATCTGATCGCCTTCTTCGTCAAGCTCGTGCGCAGGTTCAGCCCGCCATGTCCGCACCGCGGCCATAAGCCACTGACCATCGCCCGCTCGTGCGTCGCTAGTGGAGTAGCCTGCTTGATCCGTTTGGCGACCTTGGTCACCTGCCCGACGACTTTCGCGGCCTCGGCAAACCGTGCCGTCCTGCCGAGCAATTTGGCTGCGGCTCCGAGCGGCCCCACTCCCGGGATAGGCAGAAGAGCACCTCCGATCTCGCCCACGGTCCTGGCGGTCCCGTAATGCTGCGCATAATATTGGTCGCGCGCCCGTTCGTAAGCCATGCGTTCGTTGTACGCCTTGCTAATCGACTTGCCGCGCACGCCGTCTGCCAGCGCGCCCAAACCCGCATAGGCTTTATCGGCCAACCCAAAGGTGGCGCTATCAAGGGCTCCTTCACCGCCCGCGATGATCTGGTTCATCCACCCGGAATGATTTCCAAATTCGCTGCGCTGCGGGCGACCGCCAAAAGCCATTCCAGCCCGGGCGCGCATCTGATTTTGAAACGGCATCACCCCTCCCAGAAACAAAAAAACCCGCCGGAATGGGCGGGTTTCTGACGCAGTCCTACTGCTCAAATATTGCAGTACAAAACAAGAACGCTATTGTCAAGCCCGAATCGCGCTCCACGGCGCGAAACGGGGGCCTGAAATGCTCAGATTATTTGTCCTGTTTTGCCTGGCCAGCCTGCCGGTCGTCGCGCATGCGGACGATCTCGCCACCTCCGCAGCCCGCTTCCACGCCGCGCAAAAGGCGGTCGGCGCGCATATCAGTGCGGACGGCTTTGAGGTCGAATCCTCTCCGGCGGCAGTCACTGCTCTGCAAGCCCAATGGGCTGCCGCACGCGATCTGGTGGTGGCCTTGCTCGATCGGGATCCTACGATCGCGCCCGGCGCGCTCGTCCGACAGGCCAAGAGGAGCGCCGGTATCGTTCTCGATGCGCTGCGGCTCGATCCCGAAACCGTCCTAGTGGATGCGGACAGCGGTCAGTTCGGAACCGTCTTCCTCTTCCATCGGGCCGCCGATGGGCATTATCGCCCCGCATTCTCGCTCGACGCGCCCCTGGCCGCGCCCGATGCGCGCATGCCGGAATTGGACGCCTGGCAGCCGGCGCAAGCGGGCAGCGACTGTCAGGACAGGCTTCCGTTCGCACAGTGGAATCGCTGCGGCCCGCTTGCGGTCGAGCGTCTGATCCGGCTTCCGAACGAAAGCGGCGGCGCGCGCCGCTTCGCGATCCTGGCGGTTCGGGTCGCCGCCGTGGGCGGCACCGCGCGGCATCAGATTTCGATCTGGCGATGGGATGGCCGCGTTGCCGCCCCATTGCTCATGCGAACCTTGTTTCAGGTGATCACCGATCCGGTATTCGCCGGCCAGGATGCGCGCGGTTTCACGCTTCACGCCAATGAGGATTATGCGTCGCTGAACGTCTGCGGCGAATGCGCGGGGCGTCGGATGATCTGGCGTTTCGATCTACTTTCAACCGGCGCACGCCCGCCGCGGATCCACAGCGTCTCGCCCGAGCTCGATCTGGTCGACCGCTTCTATACCCGCTTGTTCGCGCATCGGCCTGCCGATGACCTCGCCGCGCGGCCGGTCGTCGCGCGGCTCGGCGGGGTTGAATTGGATATGATGACCGGCTGGCGCTATCTCGGCGAACGGCGGGGTACGCGCCTGCTGTGCATCGATGCGGAGGGTTTCGATCGGCCCCAGATTTTCCACATCGTCCGCCGCGGCGGGAAATCCTGGATCGCGGATGTCACCTTCGCCCGCCCCCACACCTGCGATGGGTCCGGATCGTATTGATCCGCATCGCGGGTCAGGGCTGGCCGGTGCAGGCGCGTGCCAAAGTATAGGCTCCGCGCAGCTTCGCGGCCGTGTTGGTCATCATGGCAGGGTAGGCGTGATTGCCGGTCGCATAGCCGTGATGATTCAGCACAGTGAAGAAATCGAACGGACGTTGTCCGAGTGCCGGCGTCATCCACGGGCTCTCATTCCGGGCGAACACAGCACCTGATTGGGGAAAGCCCTGATCGACCGGAAACTTCGCCGTCGCCGTATGGACTTTTTGGCTCGTCTTCGGATCGGTCGTGGTGCCTGTCGTATAATAAGTTCCCGCCGGGCCGGCTCCATGAAGACCGAAGAAATTGCCATATTTGGCGAGCCCCGTCGCAAGATCGCCCCATCGTGTTTCGTTGCCGGCGGTCGCAAGCACCTCGGTCGGCGTCACGTCATTGCCCAGTGCCATGGCGATACGCTGCGCGTCGGCCCAATGCGCCTTCGTAAAGGCGTCCACATTAGGAAGGCATTGGCCGGGGTCGGGCAGATGCGCGACATCGCTCCTGTTGCCGGCAAACATGCCGGGTCGGGGTGAAGGCATTCAATCTCTCCCGAAACGCAAAAAGCCCGCCGGGTGGCGGGCTCTCAGGCGCAGTCCTACTGCTCAAATATTGCAGTACAAAACGGGAACGGATTTGTCAAGCCTTTTTGAAAGAGCATGCCGCCACGCGGTGCGACCCCACCCCCAACGTCAATTATCCCCAGCGCAGGCTGCCGGTCGATATGGATAACGGCCCTTCGACCTAGCCTTCGCTGTCGCGGTACGGAAATCGACGGATTTGACGATACGGCGTGCCGCCCATCCTCCGAAAGCGCCGTCTTTCCGCGACTTGCAAAAAAGAGCCAATAATTTGTGCGGCGCGGAACCCGTTTTGCCGCGGCGCATTATGCCGCGCTCCGGAATTGCTGCTCGCGTTGGGCAGGGCTCCGGTCTGGCGCCCCGCCGGGTTGCGTATCGGCGGGGCGCCAAATCCTCCCATTCTCGCCAGTGCGGAACGCGATCCGTTCACATGGGTTAGGGTCGACATGTCCATGCGTGCCGCTTCCCCTGCCGCCCTTCACCCCACCGTCCTTGTGGTGGAAGACGAAACCCTGATCCGGATGCTCGCCGCCGACAGTCTCGCGGATAGCGGCTATAAGG